AACCATTCTCGTTTTGGTCGTTTCTCTGCTACATTCTCGGCAATCTGTCTTACTTGCCAGTCTGCCCATCTGCCTTCAGCCATTTATATTATCCTCAACATATAAAATAATCTGTTCTACAGTAAGTATTCCTTCAGCTTGAACATCATCAATCATAATATCAAATTCTTCTTCTAAAGATAATACAAGTTCTGCCATGTCTAAAGAATCAGCGCCCAAATCATGAATAAGATTCGACTCGGTTTTGACTTCTCCTGCCCAATCCAAAACCTCAGTGGTTACTTTAATAACTCGTTCCTCTATACTACTCATTTTTTTTCATCCTTGTACTTCATCAGACACATCCTGTGGGTTTAGGTAGACCGCCATACTTGGTTATCGGTTTCATTGGACCGGACATCCACAAATCAAACATCGCCTTCTTATCTTGTCCGATATACTTTGCAAACTTACGAATGGGGGGCACAACACTATAGGTATCGTAGTAGACTCTTGCCTTCATAATCTGGTCAACCATTTGGTCTGTCAGTAAATACTTGTCAGCTTCTGCCATGTCATTCATAACCTGAACAGTCCAGTCATCAGGGTTTACTAAGTATCCATCTCCATCTCTATTCAGTTCCATTATTATTTTCCAATTGCATTACATTCCAAAATTCTTCATAAAGTTTATATTCTATACGGTATGCTTCTTTTTCCCATGGTGCATCAGAGTAATCTATTTTATCACCCCGAAACAATTTAGATTTCCACTTGACTCTACCATCTTCATAGTCAGTCAATTCACCACGAGCAAATTGTTTTAGATGTACCATTTCATGTGATAGCCAAATCAAGAGGTCTTGTATTAAATTTTCTTTGGAAGAATCAAGTTCAATTAAAAACTCTCTTGGTTTTTCAGCATCACCATCGATACTACAAAAACCATAACCGCCAGTTTTTTTATGCATATCTTTAACGAGTTTAACATCTAGTGTTATGTGTGGATACAAACGGCCGCCCAGTAGTTTGTGTGCATAATAATGTGATGCTGTAATAATGGTCTCGGCCATGTACTTGTTGTTACTTCTATAACCTTCAAGATACAGTTTCATATTATTTTTCTTCTTGTTCAAAAATGTACTGCAATACATTGCCGGCTGGTCTTTCTTTTGTATGCTTAGGAATTCTATTCTGAATTAGATTTCTGCAATGTTCTAATTCGTGAGGCCCATGTTCAGATATAACCGCACTAAGGTCTGGGGTCATAATTTTATATCCTACAATTTTCGGCATATCAAGTGACATATATTTCTCCTAGATTTGTCATTTAGTAAATAATAGCTTAACATTTTTAACGGTTATAGTCAATACTTATAAACCATTGATAATAAAGAGGAAAGTAAAAAACCCTCAAAACAGAGGGTTTTTACTTGATTTCTCAATTATTATGATACTAGCTTAACATATATTGAGGTTTATGTCAACGGCCATAAGCCATTGATTTATAAGGGAAAATAATTATTTAGCCTGAAAGTATTCATCCCAACCAAAAGCCTCTTGAACGGCAGATGATGTCAAACCTTTGTATTTTTTGCTGAGGTTTTTATCCTTTGCTACTACCAACAAATTTGCTTCATCTTGGTGTAGACCCTCGAGCAACTGAATAAACATCATTTCTCTACGAGCTGTGTTTAAGTCTGGGTTGCCGACAACTGTCGGCATATTAAGATAATCACGATTCATTTTCACATAGTTGTGGCAATTTCTCATTTCATTGCTAAGACGAGTATGTTCTGTGCCGTCTGGCGCCTCATTAGGAATAAAGGGAACATCGCCATCAGGTACCATCCATTCGATGTTAGGATCTAAAGCGGCCTTTAAGAACATTTCTAACTGGGGTGTTTGGTACTTGCGAAGCACAGCAATCTTCTTGGGTTTATCTTTAGCGTTATTTACCTTGGTACAAATCTCACTGTAAAGGGGTGTGTATGTTTCTTGCATCTCAAAAATCTCCTACATTATCTATCAATTGTGTTAGTCTATTTTCTATAAAATAGTTTAGCAACTGGGATCGTTCTCCCACTTTTGCTTTATCGTATGCCATATTTATCTCGGTTTTAAGTTCGTCTGGAATGAAGTTTAAATCTATCAGGGTTTCATTTCTTTGGTAGTTGCGAATCCAAGTGTCTCTTGGGCACTTAGCAAGATTATATAAATCAATTACCTCATGGTCTTTCATCGCTTCCATTATTGTACCGATTACTGTTTTTCTCAAAGGTTTCTGTCTCTTATCTTCTACAAATGTATCATCATCAGATAGCACATTGGGCACACCATCACTGCGGTCACCTTTGAGAATATGTTCCTTCAAGTATGTTTTTGGATCTTTACCATTTATCAACTTCTTAGTAACTGGACTAAACTGGTCTACATTGAGATCGTGTAGTTGAATAAAGTCCTTATCTGATGATAGTATTAGATGTTTGCCGGCAGTCTTTACAGTCTTGGTAAGTGTAGCAATAATATCATCAGCTTCTGCACCATAAACATTTACTAGTTTGTATGGAAAAACATTCTCAAGATCATCACGAACTTTATGTATACAATCAAAAATATTATTCCAATCAAGGCCAGTAGCAGTTCGTTCTTTCTTACGATTAATCTTATAGTTAGGAAAATAATCACGGCGCCAGTAATGTTTATTGTCACAACAAATTACAAGTTCACCATATTCTTCGTGAAATTTGGAACGATAGTTTCTTAGTTGGTTTAGTATAATGTGTTGAACTAAACTCGGAGATAGTTCTTCACCTCTATGTAAAGAAACCATCACACTACCAATTGCTATCTGATTAAAATCAACTAATATACTCATAAACTTCTCATAATAAAAATGGAGCGGGTAGAAGGAATCAAACCTTCGTCATTAGGTTGGTAACCTAAGGTAATATCATTATACGATACCCGCGATAAATGGAGCCTCTAGATGGAATCGAACCAACAACTGAACATTACAAGTGTACTGTTATACCGTTTAACTATAGAGGCTTTAACCTTTATACTATCCAGTATACTCGACATCTTCACAGAAGTCAAGGGATTCTTGTGTTTTTCTATAACCATCTTCGTCGTAGGCGTGAGCAATAATTTTCCAAGACATTAGGTGTTCTTGGTCTTGTCCGTAGAATAAATCTAACCATACTGCGGTGTCAAGATATGTTGCTAAATTCTTAAGATAACCCTCGCGGTTGTTGAGTTCTCTTTCCATAACATTTCTTTCTTTGTTTTTTTCTCTGTTTTTTCTTAACAGATATTTGAGTTCTTTAACTCTATCTTTGTTATGTTTCTCCCACTCTTTAACATTTTTTAGACTGAGATAATTATCATCTGGAAGGGCTTTGACATCTTCATGTACATTTTTATATGCCGGTGGTTTTTTGGCTGCTCGAGCCTTGGCCATCGTATCTACTTTTTGGTCTGACATACTTCACCTTGATAGTTTATATAACCCTTAGAGGTTAAGAGTTCTACTAGATCGTAGTACCTACCAATTTGGCGGCCGTCAATAAAAACTAAAGGAAGTCTCCTGACTGTCTCGCCGGTTTGTTTTGATATCTCTTCTACGGATAAATCCTTAGAGAAAGTTTCTACAGAGAATCTTAAATTTACTTTATCTAAAAGCTTTAAAATTTTCAATGCAGTTTTATCAAATTTATCGTATAGGTACAACTCAATAATCATCTTTACACAGGAATACGCTTTACGTGTTGATCCTCTTGCCTCTTCCTCTCGTTCTTTGTCGCAAACTCTTTTGCTAGTTTTCTTTTGATACTAGGCTTTACAAAGTGTTCGCGCTTTCTCACTTCATTAATGATATCTTTTTTCTCTACATTCTTTTTAAATCTACGAAATAGAGAATCAAAATTTTCATGTCTGTGTTTTCTATTAACACCCATAATATAACTCCAATTATATATTGTTTTGGCTTGGTTTTTTATGTCCGAGTTCTAAGTTTAGTTTTTTAAATTCTTCATGTGTTATGCAAGCTATCTGGTCAATACTACCCAAACCGTGAAACCATTGATGAACCGAATAATGTACTTCCATAAACCTATCCTGTATATCTGATTGACATTCCTCTTGAGTTTCGTAAGAAATATTATCTTGTATCCATCCATGTGTAGGTACTGCACCTGCTAATGTTAAATTTACTAATGCTGATAAGAAATACATGGTACAACACTCCCACTCTTTTGTCAAGAGTTTATTTTTCTGATGCCCTATCTCTAAAATCTTTCTTCTTAGCCGTTTTGGTAGACCTTTCAATAGAAATGATATCATCTGGTTTTTTAATTTGTCGTCTTAACATAGAACGAACTTCGCCTGCATTTTTCGCTGGTACATAAAACATTGGCAGACCTTTTAGTTTAACTTTCCATTCTATTGACTCTAACACAGATTCATTTTCTTTTAGAGCTTCGACATGGAGAGCATCTATATTTTCTTTGATAGACTCAATGTTGGTTGCCATATCACCTTGTGCCATAGTAACACCACCATTTCTCTTATACAAATAATGTTTAACACTTCTTGGATTTTTAACACTTTTCAAAGTAATCTTTTCTACTCTCATTTTACCAACAACATTTTTAGCTGTTACTTTGAATTTGTCTTTGCCGCGAGACATAGCAGAAGTATATTCTATTGTGACAGTATCACCTCTCTTTAATTTATCAAAGAGTTTATTTAACTTGGGGTCTTTCATACTTAACCCTTCAATCAATATATCACTAAACTCTACTTCCTCTTTATACTTCTCTTTCTTTTCGGGTCGTCCGTCTTTGTCTTTGTAATGTGCCTTGTCACCTTTGTTCTTCATATGCCATGCAAGCGCATATGGATTATCAATCTCATCATGTTTCTTCATGGCCTTGACTGTGCCCTTGAAGCCTGGTGGGGAAACTTCTAGAAGTTTTTCCTCATTGGCCCGAACTTCAGACATAGTATCTGACATTGACTTAGAATATCTTGACATAGCATTACTCTCCTTCATACTATTTATCAATAAATATTCTTGACACTATCACAGAGATTTAATTTTTTTGCCTCTTTAGCAGACAACCAAATATCTTCTGGTGGCAATAAGTGTTGCCTTATCTTTTCTTCATCTAGCCCAGTACACTTCTTATAGTGTTCTATCATTCTTGTAGTAGATAATTCAAACTCTTTTACTTGGGCAAACAATTCGTGTTCTTTACCCCACGACATCCAACTGTACTGGTGGGATAGAATAGAGGTGTTTGGTGTGAGAACACGATGACCTGGTTCTCCCGCAATGAACATCATTAGACCACACGATGCAATTACCCCCAACCCAATAGTATGAATAGGAATCTTAGATGATTTCATTATATCTATCAGAGCAAACGCCGCAGGTACATCACCACCATTACTACAAATCATTAGTTTGAGATATGGTTTCTTCTTTCGTTCCATATTCTGTTTTAGAATAAACTCAATCGCATCCTTACAGGTCATCTCATCTACATCACTCATAAACAAAAAAGTACCGTTCTTATATAGATCGGCATCTATTGGTGTTTGGGTATCAGGTTCATATATTTTTTTTGCCATTCACATTCTCCATTATATTAACAAATTCAACTGCGTCTATTACAACCAACGGTTTGTGGTTGTTCTTTTTCATCACTACTATTGGTGTGTAGTTGCCAGAGTTAGCTCCAGCTTGTTCATAGGCCTTCCACACATTACCCGATTCTTGGTTTTTGGCCTCGATACTAAATGGGAACTTCTCTCTTGCTGCCCTGCTCATTATCAAGTCCTCACCACCGGACCCCATCGGTCGTGACTCCAAATCTTCCGGGTGTATATCCAACTTCTCAATCAACAGGTCTCTTATCCACTGTTGGAGGCGTCTGCCCTTCGCTTTCGCTGATTGACTTTTCATAATCTAGTTTTCCAAATATTTTATCCCAGTTCATATCGAACTGTTTCTTATTACTTATCGGTCTAGGTGTACTACCCTTACCACCATGCCACTTTTCTGTCATACACTTTCCTCAAAAACTCCTTCATCATCATTCCAAACCTCAATATCGAGTGGTTCACCACAAAAAATACAGTAACTTATTTTAGAGGAACAATCAGTTTCAACAGCAAACTCGCCATCACATTCGTCACAGGCAAACCACTCGCGTTTATCTTCCATTATTATGCACTCACGGGTGTCGATGTAATATCAACAACTTCACAGGCGCCGGCCTGACAAGCAAGTTCTTGTGAACCAGAAGTCATATCAACACTTTCATAATCACTTAGTTTAGACCAATCAACGTCTGGCATCTTCTTCAACAGTTCTTCATACTCTGCCTTGGAGCAATCTTGATATGGTGCCTGTCTATATGTGTGGTCAGACATTGGAAGAAATGATACACCACTCATCATATTAAAGTTCTCATACACCCAAGATCCAACACCCATCCATTCATCTTCTTTGACTGACACGGTAACAGATGGTTTATGTTCACACCAACTCTCTTGATAAATTTTCCAAATTTCCAACTGTTGTGTAGCAGACATCTCTTTGCGATACACACCTTTAGCAGGACCTTTCATTGGAAACGAAAACACATATGTATGTTCTGGTTTAGTTACATCATCCTCACAAGGAAATCCAGAATCAAACATCATCTGTGCCAATGGATCTTTCTTATCAGCACGAACTGTACGAATGTAATATGGATTATGGCGAGCATGAATACCACTGGCACTATCTGTCAGCTGACTTACTGTACCGGATGGTTTAACACAAGTGATAGCAACAGACTGAGGAATACCTAACTTCTTTGCCCACTTGGCGTTTGTGTTCACTGCCTCAAGTCTTAGTTTCTTTAACAGTTCTGGTAAATTACCAGTTTTGCCGTTCGTCAATGAATTATCCATAATGCCTGTCATAGATACACCCAATAGACGTTCTTCGGAACAGTTCTCTTCCCACTTGCGATTTAGATAACGGAAGTTAGTTAGTGTTGACTGCCATGTGCCGATGATGGTTGCAATTTTAACTTTCTCCAATAACGTTTCTTCTGTGTCATCTTCTCGCACTACAACTTCCGAAAGATTACAGAATTCTCGGTCACGAAGGATAATTTCCGAACATGGGTTTGTTCCAAATTCATGGTCAGGATCTCTACGGCCATTCTTTGCAGATTGTTTCTGTGCCGCTTGGCGATTGAAGATACCTCGTTCGCCAGACTTGGACTCATATAATGATTTCCATTCTTCCATAAAGATACCCATGTCAGGTTTCTCAGTGTAACAGGCAGAGTTATTAGCAAGTGCCCGTTGTACATTAGACTCCCACCAGCGCCCGGCTTTAGCGTGTCTCATACGGTCGTCACTGAGATTTGATAGTGAGATAAGGGCACTACGACGGACTCCGCCAACAACGACAACCTCAGCGATCTTACAACAGATGTCGTGGGCCTCTAAAGATGTTAGTTTACGACCTGCAGCACCTTTAAATATTTGAACACAAAACTGAAACAAATCTTCTAGAGGAGCTGGGCCAGATGCTCGACCACCAAATGTTTTTAGTGGTGCACCTGCTGGACGAACACGGGATAAATTCCACTGAGGAATTTGTCCAGCTGAAAGTAAAGAAATAAGTTCTCTTAGTGCTTTAGCCCATCCAAGTTTACTATCCGAAACAATAATGACTGTATCAGTATCGTGAAACTCATCATTGATTATAGGAAGTTCTGCAACAAACTGGCGTTCTACACTGAAACCCACACCTGTACCATTCATTAGTACATAAAGCATTTCATCAAATGCTCGAAGTGTATCAACTGCAATGTATGAACAGTTATAACCCGAAACATTTTCTCGGCGAAGTGCTTCACCAGCAGTCATAAGACAACGCATAGATGGCATTACCTTCAAACTTTTTACAGCATTCCTAACAGGTTCAATAGAATTATCTGTCAAGTTATGGTCACACATTTCTTTTAAATGTGTTTTGAAAAACTCGAAATATCTATCTACTGTTTCGTTCCAATTCTCTCGTCTATTTAAATTGTAATCAAATCTCGCATATCGAGACAAGTGAATATACTGCTGATAGCTGGTGGGTAAACCCATAATTTTCTCCTTAAATTTGTTTCCAGGCTGCAAGCTTCATACGAAGCTCAAGCCCAGTAAATGTATTNTCATCTATTATTTTTTGAATGTCTCTTACGCCCGCAAGAGTCATATCATTAATATCTTTTTGGAAAATAGTATCTGGCCATATCACGAGCGAATAATTATTTTCAGCCAGTCTTGTCATTCTATCTACTATTTCCTTGCTTCTTGGTTCGTTATCTAAAACCACTATAATATCTTCCTTCTCAAAAGGAAGATACATAAAATCAGCACCCGCTACTGCCAGTGCATTTGGAAGAAACAAACTATCTATAGGGCCTTCTACTATATAGACCCTCTTTGACCAATCAATTCTTTCTAAGCCAAATATTTTAGGCTTGTCATCAAATTTGACTGTTAGATACTTTGGTTGTTCTTTACCGAATGCTCTGCCTTGGGCAGCAAATACTTTTTCATCCTCATCATAAAAGGGTATCACTAATCTTGGATGATCCTGGTTACTACTAATCTCTGCCCATGCACAAAACTTATGACATAAAAAGAATTTGTCGTAATGTTCTTTGGGTATCTGTCGATTGACTAAAACTTGAAGAGCCGGATGATCTGTCGATAGTTTATTTATAGGAATTAGATCCTTCAGTTTAGGATCTTTCTTCTTAAACTTTGGAGCATCAAATTTATATTCACTTTCAGTTGTGCCTATAAATCTTTCTTTTACATATTCCTTGTAAATTTCAGAATCAACAGTCTCTACAACTTTACCAGCAGTTGTACTCTTGCCACAGTTGTGACAAAAGAAATTCATCTGTTCACCTTTACGATAGAANTATCCTCTTGTTTTGTTCTTTTGTTTTTGCGAGTCGCCACAATAGGGACACCTGCAAGTATACAGGTAGTCTCGCAATTTTTTGAAGAACCCCAAATAAGGAGAAATTCTATGTATGTAACTTATATCTACATGAATCATTACTATCTAGTATAACACAACTAGATACTAAAGTCAAGTATGGGCCTTTTAGCTAAAAATAAAAATTAATATTGCTGCTATGCCAAATCCCAAAAAGAAATAACCTACTTGTTTTATTGGACTTGTGCTCATTTGGTCGTCGCAATAAAGACACCCGACCAATCTTCTGGAAGGTCTTGTGTTTTCATATACTCACATCGTTCTATCCACATCTCGTAATACTTTTCCATCTGTCCATTAAACTCCTTTTTTAAAGATTCACATAATCTAATAGCCATACCAAAGTTTTGTTGTTTGTAATACCCATGCATCTTTTCGTGTTGTTGTTCCATAGCAGGCCAGTTTGTATTGTGCATGGCATGATTCATATCACATAGAACTGTATAGATACGGATGCCTACA